GCCTATCCGATCAATGATATTGAACACGCTCGGATGGCACTGGCTATGGTGTCGAAGTATGGAACAGATGGTGAGAAGTCCAAGGTTAGGCGAGCAGTCGGGGATAAGTATCCATCTCTGAAGAAAAAGAAGTGATAGCCAGAGTCTTGGTTGTATTGCTTTTTCTCTTGATAGCTCTTGCCTGTTCTGCGACTATGAGTAATTGTTGGTATGGAGATCAGAGTGTTGTCTGCTGTTCAAACGGGAGATGTGTGAATGCCTTATCGCCTTAAAGGAAAGTGTGTACAAGTTCAGAGGAAGAAAGGGAACTGGGCAAATCTCAAGTGCCACGAAACATTGAACATGGCACGAAAACATTTGCGAGCCTTAAAAATTAACACAGGCAAATAATTAACAAGGGGCAGGTTTTAATCATTATGGCTTTATTATTTCCAGGCACAGAGACTAAAACGGGGGGCAACCCCGAAGACAGCAGAAAGACTGATATCAAGACTGACGAGACTTTGTTGGAAGATCCACGTTACCAGACAGTTTATGATTTTATTCTTGCAGAAGAAGGCTACGCACCTATAGGAAAGAAAGACAGAGATGCGTTTAGGGCTGGCTATGGCAGTGATACCATAACGCACGAAGACGGAAGTTACAGTGACGTAACAGAGGGTATGGAGTATTCTAAGGAGGCTGCCGAGAGAGACTTTGCCAGAAGGCTGACTGGTGAGTTTTTGCCTAGAGTCAGACATTCAGTGGGTAAAGAGGTATTCGATAGCTTAGACGCAAATCTTCTGGCTATCTTAACTTCATTAACCTACAACTACGGACACATTAGACCAGAAGTGCTAAATGCACTGAAGACTGGAGACAGGGAAGACGTTGCTCTAGCCATTCAAGGTCTAAATCCAGAAGATACCCAACTTGTTCCTCGGAGACAGAGAGAGGGTGAGTTTCTTCGCTTACCATTTACAGACTTGTTTCCACCATCAGCAGAGGACCAAGGATGGGAAGGTGTTCCACATAAGCTCCCTGAAGATTTTGTTTCAGATCGGCCTATGTCAGGATTACTGGCAAGCATTCTTCCAGTAGAAGGTATTCCAGTGATGGGTCAGTCAGTAGAAGGAACACGCATGGGCAACTTGAATGAGGTTAGAGGATTATTGGGCGATAAATAACTAATGGATTTCTCCACCTCGATTGCGAAGTTTCGCAAAGACCCCACGCTATTTGTTACGAATATCCTTAATGCCGATCCCGATGAATGGCAGTCTGAAGTAATGGCTGCTGTCGCTAATGGTGATCGTGGTATCTCGATTCGGTCTGGTCATGGAGTCGGTAAGACCTCTTGCTTGTCCTGGTTAGCACTATGGTGGATTTCGTGTCACTATCATGCGAAGGTTGTGATTACTGCACCAACATCTGCACAGCTACACGATGCATTACTTCCAGAAGCAAAGGCATGGCTCAAGCAATCACCTGAAGGCTTTAGGGATATGTTTATCATTAGGGCCGACAGAATAGAACTGGCTGCTGATCCAGAGCGCAACTTCATATCTGCTAGAACATCGAGAGCTGAACAGCCTGACGCACTGCAAGGTGTACACGCTGAACACGTTTTGCTGATCTGTGATGAGGCGAGTGGTGTACCCGAATCTGTATATGAAGCTGCTGGTGGTAGTATGAGTGCATTACACGCTTCAATGGTACTGGCTGGAAACCCAGTTAGAAGTTCTGGTTATTTCTATGATACGTTTCACAAGTTATCTGATCGCTGGTCTACATTTCATGTATCATGTGAGAAAACACCAAGAGTCTCGCAAGAATATGTAGATGAATGTAAGCTACGATATGGTGAAGAATCGAATACCTATCGTGTTCGTGTACTCGGAGAATTTCCAAAAGGTGATGACGATACTGTTATCAGTATGGACTTGACAGATGGTGCGATTAACAGGGATGTCATGCCGACTCAGTATAGTCCGACTGCTTGGGGCGTAGACGTAGCACGATTTGGGTCGGATGCTTCTGCCCTGTGTAAGCGAAAAGGTAATGCTGTTACAGAGCCGATTAGACTCTGGCGTGGCTTGGATACTATGCAGCTCACGGGTGCAATCAAGGCAGAATATGATACAGCAACTGAAAAGCCTGAAGAGATATTTGTGGATGCGATAGGACTCGGTGCTGGTGTAGCGGATAGACTCAGAGAACTTGGTTTGCCAGCCTACGCAATCAATGTGTCAGAGAGTCCTGCAATGGGTGATACCTATTTGAACCTTCGGGCAGAATTGTGGTATAAGGCTAAAGGCTGGCTGGAAGGTCGTGATGTACGGCTACCCAAAGATGATCGCTTGAAGGCTGAACTAACAACATTGCGTTATACTTACACATCTAGTGGTAAGGTGAAGATAGAATCGAAAGCAGATTTGAAGAAGCGTGGTGTTGCCAGTCCCGATGCTGCGGATGCGTTTGTATTGACCTTTGCGTCTGATGCTGGTACTGCTATAGGGGGTAGGTCTGGCAGAAGGATGGGCAAACTAAAAAGAGATTTAGCAGGAATCGTCTAGGGGGTTACGGCTATTATTGGCGTGGTAGCCTGACTTAAACAAACAAGGTGTCTCCCTCCAACACGGGTGTTGCCCCTAGACCCTACTGTTGAACATTAGAAGAAATAAGAGTAAGTTCGGAAAGCTAACTTTTAACAGAGTGGTATAATTTGGCGTATATAGACGAAGCCGAAACCGAAGCTGGTGTAGGCATGACAGAGGACGAGCTGCAAACTGTAGTTCGCCAGTACATCGAAGACGCTATCCAATTCATTGATGATGACATCAGCCCGATCCGAGCTGAGTCTACCCGTTACTACAATGGTGAACCTTTTGGTAATGAGGTGGATGGGCGTAGTCAGGTAGTCAGCAGAGATGTGCGTGATAGTGTACAGGCGATGCTTCCATCATTGATGCGAGTATTCTTTGGTGCAGAGAACATGGTCGAGTTTGTACCCAGAGGGCCAGAAGATGTAGCGATGTCAGAACAGGCTACAGATTATGTGAATTATATCCTTCGTGAAGACAATGATTCTGTAGGAATATTTTACAGTGTGTTCAAGGATGCACTGGTCAATAAAGGTGGTATCGTAAAGTGGTCATGGGATGACTCGCTTGAGGTGCATACCTATAGCTTTGAAGGGCTAGATCAGGCAACGCTCGGACTGTTGTTGGACGAAGATGGAGTAGAAGCCGTATCAGTCGAAGGAGTGCCAGACCCCAAAGTACCACCAGAGCAAGTCGAGATGATGGTAGCTCAAGGCATGGAACCACCAATGATCTATGACGTAGAGATTAAGCGTCAACGTAAGCGAGATCGTGTGCGTGTTGAGACAATGCCACCTGAAGAATTTTTCGTGGACTCAGTTGCGACCAGTCTTGAGGATGCACAGGTCGTAGGTCATAGAACGATGGCTACAGTGAGTGACTTGGTAGCTATGGGATATGACAAGGATATGCTAGATGACTATCTGTCTGACGAGGTAGCATTTACCGATAATGATGAATACTGGGCTAGGTATCCAGATCGAACAGTACCAGGGCCAATATCCACCTATAATGAACGCAGAGTTTTATATGTTGAGGCTTACTGCTATGTAGACTATGATGGAGATGGTTTGGCTGAACTGAGGCGTGTCTGCACTGTCGGATCAAACTATCATCTAGTAAATAATGAACCAATCCACAGTATCCCGTTTGCTGTATTTTCCTGTGATCCAGAACCTCATGTGTTCTTTGGTTCTGATGTTGCAGATATGACGAAAGATATTCAACGTGTGAAATCAGCAGTGCTTAGAGGTATGCTTGATAGCTTGTCATTTGCACTGTATCCACGAACTGGAGTAGTAGAGGGCCAGGTCGATATTGATGATGTCCTGAATCCAGAAGTTGGTTCGATTATTAGGATGCGAGCTCCAGGTATGGTACAGCAGTTGAATGTACCCTTCCTCGGCAGGGAAGCATTTCCAATGATGGAATATCTTGATGGCATGAAAGAATCAAGGACGGGGGTGACGGGTGCATCACAGGGACTCGATCCGGATGTGCTGCAATCTACAACGAGAGCAGCCGTCAGTGCTACGATTCGTGGTGCAGAACAACGCTTAGAAATGATTGCTCGTTTATTTGCAGAGACAGGATTCAAACCATTGTTCAAAGGCTTGCTACGACTCATTATTGAACATCAAGATCAGGAACGAATGGTCAGACTCCGCAATCAATGGACTCCGATAGACCCAAGGGTGTGGGACGCTACAATGGATGTGTCTACGAATGTTGGACTTGGCTCTGGTATGACCGATGAGAGGCTTGCGACATTGAGCCAGGTTGCTGCAAAACAGCAAGAGATTATGCAGCAGATGGGTCCAAGCAATCCATTGGTAGGATTAGGTCAAATTAGAAATACATTGGCTAAGATGTTAGAGATCAATGGGTTTAAGGATTCTAACCAGTTCTTTAATCCACTACCTATTGATTATCAGCCACCACCACCACCACCACCGAAACCAACACCAGAAGAACAGTTGGCAGAAGTGCAGATGGTAGACATACAAGCTCGTACTGCTATCGACCAGGAAAAATTACAACTTGACGCTACGAAAGCTCAAATGCTTAACGAGCGTGAAACCACAAGAATAGCTGGCGATTTAGCATTGCGAGAGAAAAAGTTTGAAGATGACTTAGAACTGGAAATGGTGCGAGGAGCAATAAAGGCAGAAACACAAGGTGAGTAATCTATCGGCAGAGCATAAGGGTCGCAGAGCAAAAGAAATTCTTGCAGACCCAGTGTTTCTTGAAGTCTTAGAAAGGGTGAGAGAAAATATAGTTGCACAATGGACGCTTACTGAGTTAAATGAAAGCAGTGTCAGAGAGAATTTATATATGCAAGGCAAGGGCCTTGATGAGATCGTGCGAGGACTCCGCACCCTGGTAGGTGATTGGGCTATGGAGCAATCTCGCAATGTTTCAAAATCTAAGAGAGGAAGGAAATCGTGAGCGAACAAACTATCACCAGCCCAAGTCAGCCACAGGTCCGAGACCATGAGGCTCATGGGAGTGAGCGTCCTCGCAGACGAACCGCAGGAGAGATACAAGATAGTCTCACCGCAATGCTCAGAGGAGAATACGCAGAACCTCAAGAAGAGGAGCAGCACTCTGACTCTGGGCTAGAGGATGGCATCGAAGAAGATGGCATCGAAGCTGAGTCCTACGAAGACTCAGAAGAAGTAGATGGAGATTACGATGGGTCTGATGAAGAACAATTAGAAAGTGATAGTGCATCCTACCGAGTAATAGTAGACGGCAAAGAGATGCAAGTACCACTGGATGAACTCATCTCAGGTTACCAACGAGGATCGTCATTTACACAGAAGAGCCAATCATTAGCTGATGAACGTAGAGAATTTGAGGCCAATGCAGTGGCTGTTCAGCAGGAGCGTGAGTCATATTCGACTGTGCTCCAGCAACTTCAACAACAGATGGAAGCTGCTGCGAAACCGAACCTTGATTGGGACCGCTTAGAAAGGGAGAACCCCGTTCAATGGTTGAAGCTCAAACAACTTGAGCGAGATCGGCAAGCACAAATCCAAGCTGTACGAGAGGAACAATCTAGGATGCAACAAGTCTTGAATCAGCAACAAGAACAAGACCTGGAGAATAGATTGAATACTGAACGCACTCTGGTGTTGGAGAGAATCCCTGAATGGGCTGATTCTGAAGTTCAGGCTAATGAGCAGAGACAGTTGTTAGAATACGGCAAGCAACTCGGTTTTACCGATGGTGAGCTGAATGAGATTTACGATCACCGGGCGTTAATAGCGTTGCGTGATGCGTGGAGATACAACCAACTTGCGAATGGCGAGAAAGTCAAATCAGCTAAATCTAAAATCAAAAACGCAAAATCTGGTGGCAAACAAATGAGCCGACAGATGCGTGGCCGTAAAGCAAAGGCTCAAAGAGCGAGGCTCAAGGAAACTGGTAAGGTGGACGATGCAGCAGCGTTACTTGGGGCTATGCTTACGGAATAACT